ATGGTGGTGAAGGAAGATTAGTTCATAGTGTAAATAGTAGATATTTAGATAATGTAGTAGCGATGTTTGGTACGGGTGCTGACCTACAAATATACCACGATGGTAGTAATAGTTATATAAAAGATGGAGGAACTGGTAATTTAAGAATAGCTGGACAGTCGGTAGACATTCTTAATCCTGACGCAACTGAGTTTAAAGCAAGATTTGTAGATAACGGTAGAGTTGAATTATACTACGACAATAATAAAAAGTTTGAAACAACATCTGCAGGTGTTGAAGTAACAGGTAATATAAGTTCAAGTGGTTTAATTTCAACAAACACTTTAAATATAGCATCTACCGCTGATGGTGGTGCTACAATAGGAAATGACCAAATACTCCATGAAGGTATAACAGCCACAGCAAACAATCTTACAGTAGGTTCAGCGGCAGAAGCAACAACAGCAGGAACAGCAACTAATGTAACTGCTACAGCAAATAATTCTACTAACGAAACAGTTTATTTAACTTTTGTAGATGGTGCAACTGGAGCTCAAGGAATAGAAACAGATACAGGATTATCATATAATCCTAGCACAAATACAATGTCAGTTGGTCGTGTAGCAGGAACAGACATAGACGCAGGAACGGTTACTGTTTCTGATTCATTTGACTTAAGAGCAGGAAATGGTGGTATAGGAACAAGTGGTGGTCTTACTTCTGTAGGAATTACAAACAGTTCAACATATACAGGGGGAGGAAGAATAACACTTTCAGGTGGAGTAGGTTCATATATAGAAGCAACAGGTTATGTATCTTCAAGTGTATCTGTAAATGCACCTACAGGATCGTTTGGGGTATTAGTAGGAGACACATCACAAGCAACATCTTTAGAAGTAGATGGACCAATAACAGGTTCAATTATAAAATCTACAAATGATTCAGGGTTTGTTGGTACGCCACTGATTATACATCAATTTATGGCATACTTACCTAGTTTTACTGATGGTAATTTTTATTACGGTCATAATACTTATGGTCCCTATCACCATGTTTGGACTAATAACTTATCATCAGAACCTACGGATATGTCTGGTTTAGGAGCAGCAAGACATGCTCACTTTATGCATATTGTACCTGTTAATATGAAAAATATTTCACTTAAAGGAACAGTACAAGCAAGTAATGTAGGAGCAGATACAGTTTCAGTAAAAGTTTATAAAACAACAAGATCTAATAGTACTACATCAACTAACTCAACTTTAACTTTATTAGGAACAGCAACATCTGATAATATTGATAATGTAAACCATTGCTTTAATATGGACATGTCATCAACTTCAACAGTAAATGCAGGAGAAGCAATAGTATTATTAATGATTCCAACAGGAACATCCTGTGCTATAAGAGCAAATTGGACACTTTACGGATACACAAACGGAATATAAAAATATGAGTGATATTACAAAAATAAATGACAATATAAACACACAAGTAAGTGGTTCAAATAAATCATATACTTTATTAGATACAATGTTAAAAGATAATAATATTATCTCGGAAGACCATTATATGTTAGCTATTAAACTTTTAAAAGAAAAAATAGATGAACTTGTTGTTGAAGTAAATAAACTTAAAAATCAGTAATGGCAACAGTTATTATAAGACCAGATGCTGTATCATCTGATTCGGGGTTTGATCAAACTGGATCTAACTTATTAAGTAGAATTAATGATAATGATACAAGTACACTTGTAGTTAATAATGTAACAACTGGTGAATTTTCTGTTAGTTTTAATAATGATAGTGCTTATTCAGGAGCTACTATTAATAATATAGTAGTATCTGTAACTGGTAATACTATTAATTCAAAAGTGTCAGAAGCAACATTAGAACTTACATTAAGGGATGACTCAGGAACTTTACAAACAACATCACTAAGCTTTACCCCTACTGAAACTACACAAAATGGAGCAACATATTCAACTAGTTTAACTCCTTCTGTAGTAGATGCACTTATATTAGCTGGCTCAGTTGAAACAGCTGGATTACAAATTAAAGAAATTTTTATTACAGTAGATTATACTGTTGCAGTTGCAACAACACCTTTTATAGGAATGAAATCAGGAAAATATAAAATAGTAAGTGGTAAAATAAAAATTTAGGTTTCCATTTTTTACATATATGTATATCCGATTAATTAATTTAACACAAATATAATAAGTTATGGCAGATAAAAAAATACCATCACCTCAAGAAATTAAAGGAGAAGCTCAAAAATTTACTCAAGAAGAGTTAGATAATTTAAAAAGCTTTCAAACTAGATTAGACCAAATGCTTTCACAATTAGGTAGAGTTCATTTATCCAAAATTAAAATAAATGAACAAGAAGACTTAATAAAAGCTGAAATTAAAAAACTCGAAAATGAAGAGCAAGAATTAGCTAAATCATTGTCGGATAAATATGGTAGAGGATCTCTTGATATAGAAACAGGTACATTTACACCAGCGGAGTAGTTTTTAAAAAGCCAATTATATTTATTAACGGTTAAATTATAATTTAATCGATTACTTGGTCGTGGTTTGCGTTTTCTTTTCATATTTATACGAGAACCAACCAAGGATATAACTTTATAAAATAAATATAAGATGGCAGAACAAATAATTTCACCAGGTGTTTTTACAAGAGAAAACGACCTTTCATTTTTACCAGCGGGAATTGGCGCAATAGGCGCTGCAATTGTCGGACCTACAGTAGAAGGACCAGCTTTTGTACCAACAGTAGTAAGAAGCTTTGCAGAATACGAAAGAAAATTCGGACCTTTAAGTTCTGAAACATTCGTTCCACAAACAGTTAGAGAATACTTAAGAAGTGCAGGATCAGTTACTGTATGTAGAGTATTAGGTGGCGGTGGAGCTACTTACACAACAAGTACTAATGAAGTAGTAGCGTTAGCTGTTTTCCCTTCAGGTTCAAATAAAGGAATATTTTTAGGATCAATTTTCCCTTCTAAAGACACAGATGCTTTACCAGATTTAAAAGATTCAGTTTTAACAAATGCATCTGATCCACTACAAAATAACGCACTTAATGGTATATCTGGTTCATCATATATTACATCAGCATCAGTTGCGGGTACATTACAATTAAAATTATCAGGTTCAACAACATCTTATGCTACTCCTTTTGATGCTTCTATCAACCCAACAAGTAACAAATATTGGGTTAAATTATTAGGTGATACACCAGATAATAGTAAAACAGGAGTTGTAACTTATGATGGTATACCAGGATACGCAGAATTAGAATTTAAAAATTTAACTAATACTATAATAGCAGACACAGAAGGAAAACAATTTACTAAACATGGTATATCAACAACTTTAACATCTACATCAAGTTCATTAGTTGATGGGGTATTTATTCAATTAGTAACTCAAGGAGACACTTTAACATACAGTGGTTTAGCAGGTACAACTGAAGGATATTCATACGCTTCAACACCATTTATTCAGTCAGGTGTAGCAAAAGGTAGTAAAAACTTATTTAAAATTCACACAATATCTCATGGTAGAGAAATGAATACTAAATTTAAAGTTTCTATTGCTAATTTAAGAGAACCAGCAGATATAGATGGAGTAGAACAATATTCTACATTTTCTGTAATTTTAAGAAAATATGGGGATACAGATAAAACACCATTAGTATTAGAACAATATAATAATGTAAATTTAGATCCAGATTCTCCAAATTATATTTCAAGAGTAATAGGAGACAGATACCCACAATATAATGAAACACTAGGAAAAGTAGAATTACTTGGAAATTATCCTAATGTTTCAGAATATGTTAGAGTAGAAGTAGACACAGCAGTAGATTCTAAAGCTACATCACCTAAATTATCACCTAAAGGATTTGCTGCCGTAATTGATCCTATAAATGTCTCAACAGTATTTAGTGGTAGTATAATAAATAATAATGCTAACAGTTATGAAGTAGTATTCCCTTCAGCATCTTTTGAAAGTGTTCAAAGAGTAGGAGCTATAACTCAAAATGAGTATAATTCAAGAGGATATTTAGGGTGGATGTTTGAAGATAAAAAATATGATAATAAAAACTTCTTAAAACCATTACCAGCTACAGAAGAAAAAAATTGTGCTAAAGCATTTAACGTTGAAAACTTTGATGGTCACGCAAGTTCAAGTTTATGGACAGGTTCATTAGGAACTACTTTAGATCCAACAGGAGTAAATGGACCAACAGCAGCTCAATTAAAATTCTCAGTACCATTCCAAGGAGGAACAGATGGTATACCAACTCACAGAATTAAATTTGTAGGAAACGAAAGCACATTAGCAAGTGAATATATACTTGGTACTAATTTATATGGATTTGATTTAAGTAATTCAACCAAAGCTGGATCAAAAGCATATAAAAAAGCATTAAATATACTTTCAAATCAAGACGAATACGATATTAACATGTTAGCATTACCAGGTGTTATTAAACAATTACACCCTAATGTAACAGATGCTGCAATTGATATGGTAGAAACAAGAGGAGATGCATTTTATGTAATGGATTTAGCTCGATATGATCAATCAGTAAACTCAGCAGTAAGTCAAGCAGATGGCTTAGACACCAACTACGCTGCAGTTTATTATCCATGGGTTAAAGTACTTGATACTGCGCAAAATAAACCCGTATTAGTACCACCATCAGTAATAGTACCAGGAGCTATAGCAGCTTCAGACGCAATTGCTGCAGAATGGTTTGCACCAGCAGGTTTAAATAGAGGTGTATTAGGAAATGTATTAGAAGCTAAAATAAGATTAAATCAAGCTGAAAGAGACACACTATACGATGCTAAAATTAATCCAATAGCTACATTCCCAGCAACTGGAGTTTGTATTTGGGGTCAGAAAACATTACAATCAAGATCAACAGCTCTTGATAGAATTAATGTTAGAAGATTATTAATTGCTCTTAAGAAATTCATTGGAAGTTCTTCTAAATACTTAGTATTTGAACAAAACACAACCCAAACTAGAAACAGATTCTTAAATATAGTAAATCCATATTTAGAATCAGTACAACAAAGACAAGGATTATACGCGTTTAGAGTACAAATGGATGAAAGTAATAACACACCAACAGAAATTGACAGAAATCAGTTAGTAGGTGCGATTTATTTACAACCAACTAAAACAGCTGAATTTATAATCTTAGATTTCAATGTACTACCAACAGGAGCAACATTTGATTCATAAAAATTAGAAAATAATATATTTATAATAGAACAATAAATAAAATAAAAAGATGGCAATATTAGATACAAACGAAACTATGTTTACAGCATTTGAACCTAAATTACAAAATAGGTTCATAATGTACATTGATGGAATCCCAGCATACCTTATTAAGAAAATACAAAGACCACAAATTTCTTTTGGTGAAGTAGTTCTTGATCACATTAACGTAAAAAGAAAAATTAAAGGAAAAGCTAACTGGGAAAACATTTCATGTGATTTATACGACCCAATTACACCATCAGGTGCTCAAGCAGTAATGGAGTGGGTAAGATTATCACATGAATCAGTTACAGGTAGAGATGGTTATTCTGACTTTTATAAAAAAGACATTAGAATTAACACATTAGGACCTGTAGGTGATGTAGTTGAAGAATGGATCTTAAAGGGAGCTTATTGTCAAAATGCTAACTTTGGTGATATGGACTGGACTTCAGACTCACCAGCAAACATTTCAATGACTATAGTAATGGATTATGCCATCTTAAATTACTAATAGTAAAATTTTTATAAAGAAAAAGCGCCTTTTTGGCGCTTTCTTTTTTCTTACATATATGTATATCCGAACTAGTTTTAAATAAAAAATAACGTTATGGAACAACAACATCAATTTCCCACAGAGGAAGTTACATTACCCTCAAAAGGTTTACTCTATCCAGAATCTTCACCATTATCTAAAGGAGTCATTACAATGAAATATATGACTGCCCGAGAAGAAGACATTTTAACTAATCAAAATTTAATATCAAATGGTACAGTATTAGATAAATTATTGCAATCTCTTATTGTAACATCATGCAATTATGATGATCTATTATTAGGAGATAAAAATGCTATATTAATAGCATCTCGTATTTTAGGTTATGGTAAAGATTATAAATTTGATTACAATGGGGAATCAATAGAAGTAGATTTAACTAACATTGAAGATAAACCATTTGATGAAAAATTAATTAAAAGAGGAAATAATAGTTTTAATTTCCATCTTCCTACCTCAAAAGTAGACATTACTTTTAAACTTCTAACTCATGGTGATGAAAAATCCATAGCTAGAGAAGCTAAAGGTCTTAAAAAAATTAATAAAAATGCTTCTAAAGAATTATCAACAAGAATGAAATATATTATTACATCTATTAATGGTGATTCAGAAAAAGGCACTGTTAGAGAATTTGTAGATACCCAACTATTAGCTAGAGATGCAAGAGCTTTAAGAAATTATATAGTAGAAATACAACCTGATGTAGATTTACATTTTGATTATGAAGATAAAAACGGGGACTTCATAAAAGTACCAATTCCTGTTAATCTCAACTTTTTTTGGCCTGACACCGAACTATAGAAACCAAATCTTTACCCAAATACATGATCTGGTGTACCATGGCGGTGGTGGATTTATACATTCAGAGATATACAACATGCCTATTTGGATGAGAAGGTACCATATTCAAAAAATAAATGAATATAATAAAGAACAAAATAAAAAAATAGAAGAAGCTAAAAGGGGTAATTCAAGTTCCCCATCAAAGGGACCTATGGGCCCAAATATAAATCCTTCTTCAACATATAATTTTTAAGTAAAGGTATCATAGATACCTTTTCTTTTTTATATTTATTAATGAATAATACTACATTATGACTACTAACGACGAAATAAAAAAAGGTAACGAACTTCTAAATGACCAGGTAGAATTAGCAGGCGTTTTAGATAATGCATTTAAATCTATGGCAGCTAATATCCAAGCAGCTTTTGGGGAAGTAGCAGATTCACTAGAAGGAGTAGATACTGTAGGGCAAAAAATAGCTAAATCCTATGAAAGAGATATAGTAAGTTCTATTAAAAAAATGAATGGTGGATTAGAGCAAAATATAGCTTTACAACTTAAAATAAATAAAGGTACAAATGTTCAAAAAGAACTAGATCAAAAAATAGATTCACTTAGAGTAAAAGCTAAATTAACACTTGAAAAAATAAACCAAGAAAATGGCTTATCAAATGAACAGAAAAAAGAACTTAGAAAACAACTCTTAGGACAATTTATTGATGAAAAGAAAAATCTTGAACTTTTACAAAAAAGAAATAAAGAAGGACAAAAATCTAAATCTCTTACTGATTTATTAAGTGGAAGTCTTACAAAATATGCAAACAAATTAGATGAATCAGGAACATTATCAGAATTATTAAAAGGTAATTTTGATGAAGTTTTAACAACTACTAGACTAACAGAAATAGGTATGGCAATGCTTGTAAAAGCAATGTTTAGTGCTAGTGATGCTATTAATAACATTCAAAAACAAACAGGTTTATCTTATCAAGAATCTAGAAAGTTTACAGGAGAATTAGCAATAGCAGCAACTAATTCTGGTAAATTATTTATTAATTCTAAAGAGTTAGGAAAAGCTTTTGGTGAATTAACTAAACAAACAGGATTAATAGCTGACTTTGGTGGAGATACTTTAGTAACTCAAGCAACATTAACTAAACAATTAGGCTTATCCGCAACTGAAGCAGGCACACTTTCAACTTTAGCAAGAATACAAAGCGAGGACACAGAAAGTGTTTTAGAAAATACAGTAGGTACTGTAAATGCTTTAGTAAAACAATCAGGTGTAGCAGTAAATGTAAAAGGTATAATAGAAGAAATTGCAAATGCAAGTGCTGCAATACAAGTATCGTTGGGTAAAAGTCCACAAGCACTAGCTGAAGCAGCTACAGCAGCAAAAATATTTGGCTCTAATTTAGCAGAAGTAGATGCTATATCAGATTCATTACTTCAATTTCAATCATCTATTGAAGCAGAATTAAAAGCAGAATTATTAACAGGTAAACAACTTAATTTAGAAAAAGCAAGATTATTAGCATTAAATAATGACATAAAAGGATTATCTGAAGAATTAGCAAATGATGGTGCTATAATAGAAGCTTTTTCTACTGGAAATAGAATTCAACAAGAAGCAGCCGCAGAAGCTTTAGGTATGAGTAGAGATCAATTAGCTAAAATAGCTCTACAACAAGATTTAAATAACTTATCAGCAGAACAATTTAGAGATACTTATGGTGAAACTACATATAATTCATTACAAGCACAATCAGCAAGTGAAAAATTTGCAGACACTTTAGCTAAAATACAAGGTATTATAGGAGATATAGGAATTGCATTTGCTCCTATTTTAGATGGGTTTGCATCTTTAGTAGGTTTTATAGCAAGTTCTAAAGTAGTAGCAGCAGGATTAGTAGGTGTTATGACTACTCTTGCCGCATTATCTGTAGCTTCATCTATAGCAAATATTATGAGTTCATTCGGTATGGTTCCTTTTGGTATAGGAGTTCCTTTAGGTGTAGCAGCGGTAGCAGGTATGTTAGCTACAATAGGTACAGGTATAGCTTTAGCAACAGCAGATGATATGGCTTATGGAGATAATATGCTCGTTACTAAAAATAAAGGAGCAATTATGCTTAACAACCAAGATAGTGTTTTAGCAGGAACTAACCTTTTTGGTGGAGGTGGGGGAGCAGAATTCGACTATGATAAAATGGCTTCAGCAGTGTCTAAAACCCAAGTTAATGTTTCAACAAAATATGATTCATTTAGTGCTAATAGTACTTCCGCAAATGGAGGAAGATACCAAAGTACAGCAAGGTATGAGTCTAAGTTTGTTTAATTTATATGTATAATAAAACACAAATATTATGAGTTTAAGAGAAAAAAAATCGTTATATGATAGACATAGTAATGGTACTTTAGGAAACACAGTAGAAGGACC